TCACCTTCTGTTACTCGGCCGTTACCAAAATATAATCCTTCGTATTCTAAAGTCATTGTGATTTCTTGCGGCTGACCTGATCCATAATCCACTGTGTCAAATGCAAATGATTTGATGATAGGATTTACCATAGTGTAACTTACGAACTGTTGCTTGGCCATTTGATACAGAATAATATTTTTAAAAAACGGTTTAGTACTACCGTTGTCTAGTCCGTATTTGTAACTATTGGCTATGCCATTCTTCATGGCATTTCTTGCATAACTACCAATGGCGAAAGATGTACCAGGCGTTGCATAGTAATAGGAATAGTAATTTTGCCACAGTCTGTGCATGGTGCCGTAGTTGTCATCATGAAATTTTAAAGTTACTGGTTGAAACGTTTGTTTGGTCTGTATCTGTTTTATTCTGTTGTACTGATTAACAGTTTCAACATTGATATTAAATGCAGGTAATGTTGCATTTTTTACCAACAGATTAATTTCGTTGGGGTTTTGCAACAACATCGACGGCAGTGCATAGGCCAGTGGATTGATTTGAAGATTGACATGAAAGAGGTGCTTGTGTTTAGGTGCTAGTCTAAACGTGTCATCCGAGAACATTCTTGCTGCATGTTGTGCATCACGAAGTTGGGTCGAGGTGGTGTTGGTGAAAAATCCATTTACTTTGTTTGCCATAATATTATTTATGTCGTAAAAAAAGGCCGATAAAATCGACCTTTTCTATTGTTGATAATATTAAGCAGCAGCACCACCACCTGTAGCAATAGCACCGTTGGTTCTGGCATAAATTCCTTGAACACCAATACCTGAACTAGCTGCGCCCACCTGTACAGCATTGTCAAATTTCAGTGTCATCTGGATAGTCATTGCTTCGTTAGTACCGTAGTTCATTTCTTGATAGTTAACGTTTTCAATGTAGCAACCATACAATTCCCATCTTTCAAGGACAAGTGCTTCGTTACCACCGTTGCCACCGTCGAGCATTTCAAAACTGGTAGTAAACTTGTAATCTACACCAGATGCAGCACTTGACATTTCAAAAAAGTCAAACTGTTTCTGAACTTGACTACCAATCTTTTTACTCACTACACCAGTAGAATCATCTCGCAATGTGCATGCTACAGCAGTCCATGCATGACGACCTGCAACATAGATTCTTGAGTTATATGTTGGCAGTTCGATTGCTTCAAACTGTATTGTTGGTCGAGCAAAACTGACCACTTGTTTTGTAAGTTCAAAAGCGTCACCACCAGCGCCAGTACCAAAGTTTTCAAAATTCACTCGGAATCTATATTTTAACTTTGGATGCAACATGGTTGCATTGGTATTGGCACCGCCTAATGGTACTGAAAATCTTGAAAGTGTTGATACTGACATATGTTATCTCCGTCGTATTATTTATCTATTTTATAAACCTGATATTTCGCCAGTATTCTTAATACGCAGTGGAATATAGATAAATTCCACTGCCTTGACTGGTTCAATAGCAATGTCTACGTACAATTCGTTGCGATCAATTCTTGCTGGAGTATTGTTACTTTCGTCACAAACAACCAAGAAGTCATATAACGCACGTTGTCCTACCAGTTCCAACATCAAACTTTCGCAGGCATTTTTAATTTCTGCTCTGGTGGCCTTGTCATTTGGTTCAAACAGATACGGCTTAGCCAATAGGTTCAACTGTCTACGTAGATATACAATCAAACGTGCCACATTGACTCTGTCTAATGCGCTGGCATTTCTAGCACGAGTATACTGACCAAATGCTACTAATCCTGCACCTGACAAGAATGTCAAAGGATTAACTTTGATGCTGGCCAATGTATCACGTTGACCTTCATTCAATGCCACTGTTTCAAATTCGCCTTCACTAGTGATATAACCCACTGATGTTGCATTGGTAATGCCGCCGCGGCGTGTACCTGCTGGTGCAAACCAAGGATATGCCACTTGATCGTTCAAACTGATAGTTCTCAACATCATATGGCTTGGTGGCACAACAATGTTGTTACCAAAGTTGTCGCTGCTGAAGCCCCATGGGTAGTACATTGCTGCATACTCATCGAAACTTACTGCACCTAGATCGTCGTCTTGGGCTGTGCCGCCATCATTATTGCCCCATGCTAATAAACTAGTAGCACTGCTGTTTAAACGTGCTGGTGTGTCAGCCACTACAAAAGCAGTCAATCCGCGATCGTAGTTCAGTGTGATCAATTCGCCAATCAATTCTGGATAACCAGGGCAAGCAATCAAGTTAAACACACGACTGTCGCTGTCACGTACAGTTTGATTGCTGTTGACCACTGCTTGCAGACCTTGAATAACCACTGCACGTTGTGCCTTACGGCCAAATGTACCAGAACCGTCTGTTTGGTTTGCTGCTTCACTGACCCAACGATGTGGATAGTAAGCACTCATGTATTCACCAGGGGCTGCGCCAACTAGCGTGTTGTATGCTGCCAAATCAATATAATTACGTACAAATTTCTTAACGTTGAAGCCGCTTCGACGTAGATTCCATAGCAACATGCCCTTTGGATACAATGCAGGTTGTGGACAGTCTGGGTCTACATAACTACTGTCTAGTAGATCTGCAATCAATGCTGGCTCGTCACTGTTGGCGCCGGCAGTGTTATAACGTGCATCAGCAAACAACACTCCATCCTCACTGCTTTGATCAGTTTTGTCAATCAACACCCACTGATTGTTAACAGGTAAAGAACTGTTGAATTTGTAAATTACTGGATAGTTGTCGATGTCACTGGTATCGATCCATAGATCGCCGTTGACTAGTGCAGAACCATCGCTTTGTTCTGTGGGCTCGCTGGCACTGACAATTGGACCAGCAGGATCTGTCTTTAATCCAGCAGAAGCAGCGTAGAATGGGCTTGTAACAGTTTTATATCCAACCCAATTTGTTCCGTCGTTGATCAAAACATCAACTTCGTCAACAATAGAATTGTACCACAGTTGTTGATCTGTAGCCAATGCAGTAACTTCCGTTGGGCTGGCTTCAAATGACAATGCTTTCCACTGAGTTGCAATGTAATCATGTGCTTCATCACCTGTGGCTGCATCATACAAGTTGGCTGTAAGATTTACACCGCTGGTTGCAAAAATATTGTTGAAAGGAGTACCGGTGCCTTCACCAACTAAGATATCTCCACCAGTGGCATGAGTGATAACAATTCTATTAGAACTGTCTACACTGGCTGTGACATTGATTAATCCTGCTGAATTTACAGCGTTGGCAAAATCATCTGCATCATCTATATTTGCATTAGCCGTAAATGTAACTGTTACATCACTGCTGTAAGCATCGGCGCCAACTAGGCTTTCTGCAACAACAAATGTGTAATTACCGGCTGGAAATGTAGATGCAGTTACGGCTGCACTGGTAATGGTTGTGGCGCCGACCGCATTTCTTCTAAACAATTTGAATGTGGCTAATCTTGGTGTAAGATCTAAACCGTAATCTTCTTCAGTATTGAATTTACTGTATAATGCGCCGACTGCAAGATTTGCTCCACCACCTGTGGAATCTAAAGCAGCCAATGCTGCTGCACCGTTGGCATACAATGGTGCTGCCACTGTTTCCCAAGCGTCTGTTGCACTGTTATAACGTTTTGCTACTAAGTTAGCACCAAGATTAGGAGTTGTTGTTTTAACCCATACAGAACCAGTTGGACGACCTACGGCAGAAGCCACATTGTCTATTCTCTTGTATGTAGGAACACTGGTGTGTGGTTGAATTGATAACTTAGGAACTAGATAATCGCCAGCAGTAATACCAAGTGTTGTCAATGCTGTTCCGCTTATGCCAAAAGTGTTAGCAGCAGTGCTGTCACCTAAGGATGATTCAATCACGTTGTTTGAATAAATTTCTAACTTGCTGTTAACCACTGCGGCATACAGACCTCTGTTGTTGTATGTGCCAACATTGATAGCCGCTGCTGCTGCTGTGAGCGTTGATCCAGACAGTGTGATTGTTGTCAGTGTTTCACCGTCAACTGTGAAAATAATTGTTCCAGTCACTGATGTAGGACTTGCTGTTCCAGCAATAGTTGGCCAACTTTGTGCCCACTCTGGAGAACCAACTTGTACCCAAATACCGCTGCGATTTTTGTAGTACGCTGCCAATGTTGTGGTCACTGCTACCACTGCATATGCACCCACTGCACCAACAGATCCCTTGGGAGTGTAGTCTTGACCAGCAAAGTCTACAACTTTAGTTGTGTCTGTGATGACCAATGGAACTTTGTTGGTAAACTTTTGTCCGTTACCGCCCACAGTAGCAGCATCACTATTCCATTCAAAAATACCCCACTTGGTGTTGCTGGTGTCTAACCACCATGTACCGTTTGCTGGATCAGCACTAGGAGCATTAGCAGTAGCATCTAGTTGTGATAGATCAACATTTGCACGTAGAACAAATGCTCTGTTGCTAACGCCCAAATAACTGTATGCTGCCTGTAAACCATATTCATTTTGTTCGCCGCCATGAATTGGATTATTACTTGCGTCAGTCTTAAAAACTGCGTCTCCGAATGTGTCGACTAGATCTCGTTGACTAGTCATCAAATATAATGTATCAGCATTTGATGCCAATGTACCTGTTGCAGTGCCGGTGCCTGCACCGTTTTGTTTGTTGGCCGCTGTGGCCACAACTATCAGCGGAACGGTACCTGGTTCGCTAGGTGTGTAAAAACTTTCGTCAATGACGCTGACTTGTACGCCGGGTGATGTTAATGCCATGTTGTATCTCTCCTAAGAGTATTGCTAGTTTTATTTACCCAAAGACATATAAATCAGGGCGATAATATCAAGAGAAAAGGGGATAAAAAGGGCAATAAATACTAGATGAACAGACCCTTATGTAAATGCGGACTACAACCAGCAGCCATTAACTATAGAAAGAACAATAGAACATACTATCGTAGTCAATGCGAGTCTTGTTTGCGATATGGAGGAGTTGGTAAAGGTCTACCCAAATGGTATCAGGACGGGTATCGTATGAAATCAGTATGCGATAAATGTGGATTCAAAGGCAAACATCGAGAACAGTTCAATGTGTTTCATGTAGACGGTAATTTAAACAACAGTAGAAACGCTAACCTTAAGACAGTATGTGCAAACTGTCAGCGTGTTCTTCACAAAGAGGGAACTGTGTGGAAACAGGGAGACCTATCACCAGATTTTTGATCTGGCCGTACTAAAGGAAGAGTTACAGCCCGATGTTTAAAAATTGTGTTGATTAGTACGTCAACATTCTTTTTGAGTCTTGCTAAATCACCGTTGTTGTCGATAGTGTAGTCACACATCCATTGTTCAATACTCATGCTAGATATGTGTTCTGAAGGCAAATGATCTGTACGATCAACCCAGATGGCATAATCAAAAAGTTCTTCGTTCTGTATGGCAAAAAACTCTCTTTTGTTTCGTAGTCCACAATAGATATCGTGGTGGGCGTATAAATCTCTACCTAATCTTGCCAAATCATCACTGCAATAGCCGTGTATTAAATCGTACCATTCTGTACGGTGATTGTGCCGGTCACGATAGCATTCGTCTTCGTTGGCGTAACCGTATTTGTCTTTAAGCGTGTCAAATATAAAAAGTTCAGAACAGAACTTTGAACTAGATTGAAAGGTGTATCCGTAATTTTGTAGCAAATCGCACACTGTGTCTTTGCCATGACGCCCGTGTCCAACTATCAATAGTTTAGGTAACTTCATTAGAAATCCTTAATTTCTATTAAGTATAAACTATTGTGTGCAGGGTGTCAACCTATAATGAATGTATAGCCAGTGCCGCCAGAAATCAATGTTTCCAATTCTTTATCTAATGCTGCCATTTCTTCTTTGCCTGCTGACTTGAGGTCAGCACCGTTGAGGCCACCAGCGCCACCAGGACCAGCAATTTGAGCAAATTTACTACGTGCCTCGCCCAGTATGATTTTAGCCACTGCTAAACTGTAGTCTTTTAACCATTGCTTGGCATACAAGTCTGTCAACAGTGCCCAGTCTGGACGATAATTATAAGTTCGCATTAAAATTATTTCACCCGATGCAAACGGACGTTGCAACACACGTAATATGTGAGTGTTGGGATTGTAGTGATATTCGATAAAACTACCAAACATACGCCCTACCAGTTCTTGGTATTGTGAAAACAGTTCGTATGTTAGTAGGCCACCCAACATATTACCACTGAGCAAGTATGTGTTGGTGTAGGCCATGTTAAAGGGTTCAAACAGTGTGCCGCCACTTCCTGACCCAGATCTGCTGCCAATACTGCGTCTAAACAACTGTCTTACTTCGATAATTTCGTCGGGTAATCTGTATTCATTTTGTTCGATGACAAATTCTAAAAAACTGTAACTTTCTTCAACTGCATTAGGGCTGCGTTGCCTAAACCGTGTCAGCGCACGATCAACAGCAGTTTCATAATGAATTGGATCAAGTTCAACATCGACCATGCCTTCACCCAACATGGCTCGTATGTAATCATAGACTTTTTGACGTTCTTCTAAGTTGCTATTTTCAGACATTTGATTCTCCAACTATATTTATGCCCGCTAAATATGTATTATGCCAAGACTCAGTTTATATCGGCCCGAAAAAGGCAACGACTACAAATTCATTGATCGACAAGTTTCTGAAATGTTTCAGATTGGCGGTACTGACTTGTATATTCACAAATATCTAGGGCCTAAAAATCCCACGGATGCTAACGCTACTGCTGATCAACCGCAGTATGACAATCTATCTCCAACAAATATACAAGATTTGTTGTTGTTGGAAAATCGAGATCGCAAGTATGATCCAGACATTTATAGGTGTCGTGGACATTATCAAGTGCAAAACATTGATTTTAATCTCAGTCAGTTTGGCATATTCATTGATAACGATTTAATCATGTTGGTGGTACATATCAATGACTGGATTAAAATTGTTGGTAGAAAACCACTCAGCGGGGATGTTGTTGAATTGCCGCATTTGAAAGACGAATTTGCTCTCAACGGGTTTGACGTTAGTCTGCCAAGATATTATGCTATAGAAGATGTTGGTCGGGCCAGTGAAGGGTTTAGTCAAACTTGGTACCCTCATCTCTACAGATTAAAAATAAAGAAAATAATTGACAGTCAGCAATTTGCTGATGTGTTGACCAAACCTGTAGGTGAAGACTATGATAAATTTGCAGGCGATCATGTCAACGCTACAGAATATTTCACTGGACAAATTGTGAGATTAGATGGAATATTATATCAAGTGAAATCTGGGTTCAACAGTCCCAACGGCACTGTGCTGACACCACCCAATGCCACTGCATGGGCTGTGTATTCTGGTAATACCCTGCAAGACATATTGAGTACCAAGGCCAAAGATTTAGAAATCAATGATGCAGTGATTGCACAAGCAGAATCTGATGCTCCCAAAAGCGGATTTGAAACTAGACAATTCTACACATTAGCCGTGGATGACAATGGTAATCCACGATTACAAACTATAGATGAATCTAATTTAGATGCGTCTATGACCAATCTGGATACCAGTAGAATTGCAGAACGTCCTGATAGAGAAGGCTACAGTGGTTACATGGTCGAAGACGGGGTTGCTCCTAACGGGGTAAATTTTGGTCACGGTATCAGTTTCCAAGCCAACCCATTTGAAGGTGATTTTTTCCTTCGTACGGATTTCTTGCCAAATCGACTGTTTAGATTCACTGGCAGCAGATGGGTCAAATACGAAGACATGCAACGTCATACACTGACCAATACCGACACTCGTCAGACACAGAAAACTGGATTTATTAACAACACCGACAAGGCGTTTTTTGACAAACTCGCTAGCGACATATTTACAGTAGGTACTACCAATACATTTGTTCTTACTGACGAGACCAGTGCATTTAACAGAACCACTGGGGTGATTACCACACGAACTGCTTTCAACAGCACATATGGTGCTAAGATTATTCTTGATCGCAACATAGTTCCTCAAGACAGTGTGGTTATACAAAACCAATCAGGATTTATATCTATAAAGATATTTGAACCCGTTGCCGTGGGACAACGAATCGAATGGACGTTGTATTCCACCGCAGCCGATCAACGTTCTAGTTTATCAAAAGCACTTAAACCTAAGGCAGATTTATAATGTTGCATTTTTATGACGGACAGATTAGAAGATATATCACACAAATTATTAGACTGCTCAGCAACTTCAGTGTAAAGTACGGTGACGGAACATTGGTAAGAGTGCCAGTGCTGTACGGTGATACTGATCGACAAATTGCCAGCCTATTAGGTGACAACAGTGAGAACAAGATGGCTGCTGCGCCACGCATGGCAGTGTATCTAAATGACCTACAACTAGATCGTTCAAGATTGTCTGATTCAAGTTATGTGGGAAAATTACATCTTAGAGAACGTGAATACGATTCGAACACAGGAGAATATACCAGCAGTCAAGGTCATCAGTACACTGTGGAAAGACTGATGCCAACGCCTTACAAGGCCAGTTTCAAAGTGGATATTTGGAGCAGCAGTACTGATCAAAAATTGCAAATTTTAGAACAGATACTGGTGTTGTTCAATCCCAGTTTAGATATTCAAACTACTGACAACTACATTGACTGGACCAGTCTAAGCACTGTGGATCTCACACAGTTGACGTTCAGCAATAGAAGTATCCCAGTAGGCACTGCATCAAATATCGACATTGCCACTTTGACCTTAGAAGCACCCATATACATCAGCCCTCCAGTCAAGGTCAAACAGTTGGGCATAGTGACCAACATTATTGCCAGCATTACACAGGGTGTAGAAAATCCATCATTGAGTGATCCTCAATTAGATTTTGGCAATGAATTATTTCCTCAAGGCAGTAATCAATCTGCTAATAGTGGTAATATTTCTTCTGGTGGTAATATTATCAATGTGACGAGAACTAGTCTTGGAGGATTTGGCATATTAGTTGTCAATGGCCAAGCACAAATTCTAGACAAACATGAGCATGTCACAGCCACTAACAACAGCATCGAGATTCCTATCAAATTGGGTCCTGAAATCAACTGGAGAAAAATTCTAGACAATTATCCTGGAAAGTACAAAGCAGGATATAGTAAAATTTATCTCAAACAAAGTAACTTTACAGAAGTCGTAGGCACTTTTAGTCTTAATCCGCTAGATGAAAATTACATCACAGTGAATTATGATGTAGATTCTTTTCCGACCAATACTGTGTTAAGTGCAGTCAACAGACCTGGTAGTCCCGGAACGTTTGATGCTATCATAGATCCCACAAGAGTAGGTCCCGGACATGGCATTGCCGCTGCCACCATAGGTGCTAGATATTTGGTCATTGAAAGTATCAATACCAGTGACAACGTGGATGGATCTGTAGGCGAAACTCCGTATACTTGGGCATATGATGGTCCTGCGGCATGGAAAGGCACAGATCTCAGCGATCCAGTGATAGAAGAAAATGACATTATAGAATACAATGGAATCAAATGGATCGTGATATTTGATGCTAGTCAGAGTCAAGACCAATTGATCTATCAAACAAATATATACACTGGAGTACAATACAAATGGGATGGTCTATCATGGGTCAAATCCTTTGAAGGGGAATATAGGGCCGGCACATGGAGATTAGAAATCTAAAAGAACGTATAGAATGCAGTGGTGCAATAATCTGTGCCAAAGATTCTTCTAGAATTTTATTATTACAAAAAACAGAAGGCAAACATGCTGGGCGTTGGGTATTGCCAGGCGGCACTGTTGTCGAAGGTGAAACAGCATTTCAGGGGCTGCAAAGAGAACTCCAAGAAGAAATTGGCGGTTTGCCCGATTTTATTAAAATAATTCCCTTGGAGAAATTTGTCAGCAATGATCAAGTGTTTATGTTCAACACTTATTTTTGCATCATAGACAGTGAATTTTTTGTAAAATTAAGTAATGAGCATTCAGGATGGGGATGGTTTAATATCAATCATCTGCCTAAACCCACACATCAGGGATTAGAACAAAGTATTAGAAACAAAAATACTCAGTTGAAAATTCAAACAATAATTGAAGTAATGAGAGAAATTTAAATCCCTACCCCTAACAACATATAGGCCAGTGTTAAATTTTGAACCTGTCTAAAGGTTGGTAAATGTCCGTTGGCTGTGGCATCATTTGCACTGACTGTGCCAGTCACTGTGACTGCTGCATTGAATGTGGCTACACCAGCATTGTTAAATGTTTGTCTTATGTTGCCGTCACCGTCAGATAGAAGAATATTATTGCTGGTACCTGTAATGGTGCTACCGGTGGCTGAGCCTAATATCACATTGGCACTGCCAGTTGCTAGAGCACTGCCAGAATTGTAACCTAGGCCTATGTTTTTAGCACCAAGAGTTACGCTGAGTGCATTGGCTCCTACCGCAGTGTTTTGATCGCCACTGACGTTGGCGGTGAGTGATGCATACCCTAATGATGTATTACTGCTGGCAGTGGTCAATGAATCCGACGCAGTTGATCCAATAGCAGTATTGAAATCGCCAGTGCTGACAAGATTCAAACTGTTGAATCCTACACCTGTGTTGTCTGTACCGTCTACTACTGCATTTAATGCGGTGACTCCTAGCACAGTGTTGGTAGCAATGCCTGCTGTGCCCTTGCCAATTCTTACTGAATTTACATATGAGTCAAATCCCACTCTTAACGTTTTTGTAATGCCAACGCCACCCAGTGCTACCAATGAAGCCACTGTGGTTGAAGATGCTTCTGTTGTGTCGATTGTGGTAAGAACTCCAGTTATTTCAACTGCTTCTTGTAATTTTATCGTTCCAGTACCGTCTACACTCAGTAACAAATCTTGATTAGTTATTGAAGTCCTAATACTGTTGCCTTCTATGGCAATTGAACTTAATTGTAAATTTGTGCCAACAAAATTTTCACTAGTGATCAAATTTGCTGAAGATGTCAAAGATTGATTCAGTGTCACAGTGCCTGACACGGTCAATGTAGCATCAGTTTGTATGTCTCCCGCGGTGCTGACAGAAAATCCTGGGCTTCTATAACCATTGACTGTTCTAAGTGCGTTGTAGGTGATTGGCATGAGTGTTCCTATTAGGATTAAAATCTTACACTGTATTTAAACATTTTTTGAGAAAAGTTAGATAGGAGGGTAAACTAAATATTAGCACATTATAATTTTACCCAATGACTATAACTCGTGTCAGCATTTCAGATCCTATTCTTGATCAAGGCACTGCGATTTTATCTGGACCCAGGGGTTATATACTGATACACGATCTCATGTGGTGTCCGAAGGATCGAACAGATTTACTGGACATCTATTATTGGGAAAGTTGGGCAGTGCTCATGGGGGCATACCACTGCTGTTTTTCAATCCCTGGAAAAGTTTCGTTGTTGCCACCAAATGATCCACGGTGTAGTATGCGCTAGTGCCATCACTGCCCACATCACCGCCATTTCATAATTACCCGCACCGCACATCGACTGGGGTTGTGATAAGTTCCATATCAAACCTATAAAGAATGCTGGTGCCGGGGCCAGGCTCAGGGTTTGATATACGTGTTTCATATTATATGCCTGAGATAGCTTTGATTTCAATGCTGCCCGCCATAGTGCCGTGATTACTACAGAGGTAACCGTAGGTGCCACTGATGCCGGCTGGAATTTTCCAATACAATGTGCCACTGGTTTTGCCTTGAGCACTTGATCCAGTGGTCACTACACCGCCTGCGGTAACATGCACCAGTCCAGTGTCGTAGTTTGCACCTGAGAAACGAATTAGGAATGGATGACTGCTTAGACCATTGTTTAGATCAAATGCTATAGTAGTTCCGCTGATAGCATATATAGTTGGATCATCGGCTGTGCCGTACTGATCAAATCTATATGCACTGGAGCCGTTGGCAGTCACAACCAATCTGGTTATTGCTGGCAAATAGAATTGATCCACAGTAAGATCACTTCGATCTGTTAACCCGGTGAATGCTGTGGCACCTGCTGCCACTGTGCTGGCAATAGTGATAGTGTCTGTGCCGGCATTGGTGGTAATAGATATGCCCGTGCCGTTTACAAATGTCAAAGTATCCGTACTAGAATCAGCCACCACATTTGATTGGCCGGCCACTGCAATTGTAGTAAAACTATCAGATGTTGCTCCACCACCACCGGTGGCGTCTGTGCCATTTACCCAATTAGTTCCATCATATTTTAATACCTGATTTGTTGTTGGAGCAGAAATAACAACATCAGTTAGATCATTAAGTGTGCTAGCGCCACCTCCTGCGGCATTGATAGTGATAGCATCGGTAGTGGCATTCGTGGTAATAGTCACATTGGTGCCTGCTATCAGTGTCAATGTGTCTGTGGCTGAATCAGCCACCACATTTGATTGGCCAGCAACTGCAATTGTAGAAAAAATATTTAAATCACTATAATTAGCCAAAGGTGCCCACGCACCTGCGTGTGCAAAATACATCCTACCAGTTTCGTGAACATGTGCTACCATGCCATGCCATGTGGCAGCACTTATAGCAGTTAATTCTGCAAGGGTATCAAAGTATGCACGAACATAACTCACTGCTCCTGATGCAGTAATAGTGCCAGTAACAGCAAGAGTGGTGCCGCTCCAAGTTAAATTGGCTCCGGTATCTTGAACAACACTGCCGCTAGATGAATAGTATGCTAATCGAGTAGCAGTTCCAGAACTTACGCCACTGGCGCCACCACCTCCGCCACCAGTATTGGTGATGGTTATAGTGTCTGTGCCAGCATTGGTGGTCAATTCTATTCCTGGACCTGCTGTCAATGTCAGTGTGTCGCTGGCACTGTCTGCTACCACATTGGTTTGACCTGATACTGCCACTGTGGCAAAACTGTTGATAGCAGTGCCACCCACTGTGGTGCCTACTGGTAACACTATACTGCTGCCCGAAGCAGTGATAGTGGCGCTGCCTAATTGTATTGAACTTCCGCTGAGATAGAGATCTCGCCATCTAGATACACTACTGCCCAAATCAAATGTTTCATTGGCTGTGGGTATCAACGATGCGTTAAGATTTAATTTTGCAGGAGTGATCAATCCATTGGATATTTGTCCTAGACCAATGGTTCCGGACAGTTGTGAAAAACTTGCGGCAGCGCCAATTGATCCTCCACCTCCGTCGTAGCCTCCACCTAGACTGCTGTCTATAAAACTGGTGTCTTGAGCCACTGATAATGGAGTAATAGTTTCTGCATAATTTGCAAAGAAAATTACTTTTGTTCCTAAGAATGTGGTGTCTGTTACGTTAGCAATGATACTGACATAACTGTTGTTGACTGACGCACTGATATTGATGAGACTGTCGTCAATACTGGTACGTCCGTACACAGTCACAGTGGCCTGATCAGGTCGGGCCACTACCAATACTTGTAACACTTCTTTTTTGTTACTGTCAAACTCTGCAGTAACAGTGTAATTTGCGCTGCTATAATCGCCCACATACCATCTGTCAATTTCGGTATCGGGATAAATCTGCACCCAAGAGCCTTTGTAAGCAAGTTGTGTGTTGTTTTTTAAACTCAACTTGTTTTGTGGACTCTGTTTGAAAAAATTTGTAAAATTTAGCATGTTTGGCTCTTTAGTATATTTATTCGGACAAATAATTTATCACTGTTGTGTAAAGTGCATATATAATTAAAAGGAAATCACATGGGTCGCTATACTGATTATTTCAAAGACATTTGGCAAATGCAGGCCAACAGAAAAGTCATGGGAATGACACTGTTCGGTGTATTGCTAGACAACACTACACCATTCACTCCGGGTCAACAATTGGTTATATCTGACGGGGTAATAGACGCTGTAAAATTATTGATCTCTAAAGGTTATGATTTTTTGTTTATCACAGGCCAACCACAGAATAGAACCCAGGCACTGTCTATACAAGATTTTGAAAATATTCTGGCCAGTGTTAGGGAAATTGTTGAGCAACACGGTGGCAGGGTGAAAAATTCCTATTACGCACCGGGCGTAGACAAAAATGATCCCTATGTAAAACCCAACACTGGCATGTTTGATCGTGCGCAGAATGAAGGTATGATCAAATGGGCAGAGTCATATTTTATAGGTGCTGAGGCAAACGATGTTAAAGTTTCAGCAAAAATTAAAGCAATTCCGGTATTGATTAAATCACCTGGAAAAGAAACTAAAACTAAAGCATTTGAATTGATGAATCAAATTAAGGTGCAAGAATTTGGCAGTTTATTAGAGTTTGTCCAACAACTGCCATCTTAATTACTCAGGTTTAATTTTTCTTGCAAATGGTTGCCATTGTTCACGCAGTTTATGCATGGCTGCACGAACCCCTTGAGGTGTTTGTTCATTAGGGCTGACGAATATGAATTGTTCGTTATATCTGTCTTGAGTTTCCTTTGAATTAAGTGCAGGAATAAAAGCATCACGATACCAATCCTGCACATCTTGAGGAGTGTTTTTGGGCAGTATTAAGTTCCAGCAGGCATACACATTTAGATTGGGAACGTAGTCCTTCATCAACTTGGCCTTTTCTAGGCCGGGTATATTTTTTTCTCCGGCTATGCCAATCAGTTTGATTCGGCCTGATTTAATTAGTGGAGCACCCACAGCAACAGGGAATACACCAAACTCAACATGGCCAGCCAACACATCATTCATGGCCTGTGCAGGACCTTTGTACATCACAGTCTGCACAGGGTCGACCGAAGGTTTGACTCCAGCCACTAAGTATTCCACAGCCAGTCTGTGGGCTGCGCCACCCACTGCAACATTCAACTGTCGGTTACCGGCTCGAACTTCGGCAATGAATTTTTCTGGCGTATCAGTGTCTGACGTTGTTCTAGCATAGAATCCCAGGGGGCTTTTACCCATGTTAGTAACTGGAACAAAATCCATGGCATTGAATCTTACACTGTTTGCAAACCATATCTCAGCAGACACATACGTGCTCTGACAACTCGGAACAGCAATATGATATCCATCACCTGGTAGCGTATTAAAATGATTCATGGCAATGGTGTCAACTGCGCCAGGGCGGTATTCATACACAAAGTTTACACCTGTTTTTTGTTCCACTTGTTTGGCCAAAATTCTAAATGCGATCTCGTTACCAGCTCCGGGTGCATTGGGCACAACAACAGTAATCGGTTTAGTGGGTTGCCACGCATGTGCAAGTACAGGGAACATCAATAATATTAAAAACTTTTTCATTTAATTAAATCCTCAATTTGTGTTGGCCAGTACGGCTTGTTCATTCTTTCTGGATGCCATACTACAGCACCAATATTTCTATAAATCCACGATTCACAACGTCCTTGCTCATCTGTTGCTAGAACAGTTGTTTGTGTAGGATGACTTTCTATTTGTAATGTGTGATAACTGTTTACTAACTGCGTTTCATTTACTAAATGTTCAGTGTCCATATGTCCGATTATATCACTGACTTTTCCGCCAAGTATCTTTGTTAATAAAAATGCACCGTGACAAATACCGATAATTGGTTTAGACTCTAGCATGAACTGCTGTATCAACCGCTCTTCTAACATATCTCTAACAGGATGATTATCTCCCCCTGTTATAATTAGAAGATCTACATCAATATCTGTATCTATCCTGTTTGGGATAGCAACGAGATCATGTCCCGGCAAACACGAATACCATCCATGTTCCAAAGAATCATAACCTCGTTCCTTATGATACAGAACTCGTTGAGTGAGTCCAATAATCATTTACATATACGCTTGTTCAAATACCTGTTTAGATTCTTCTGTTGGCATGCTGTTTGCACAACATACTTCATACAAATCTTGACGCATTTGCGTAGCTAAATTTAACACACGGGCTTGTGTAACTTCGTCGCTGCACAACTGTGCTAGTTTACGGGCGCCAATAGTTGCGTGAAAACCTTCGTCTTTAGCAATGCGGGCATATCGCGAACTAATAAATTTGTCTTCAATGCAATTAGCCATCATGTCCCAATTACGCTCTGCTCGGCCTTCGGCAATTAATTGATAAGTTGATAAAACAACTTCGTCCAATTGCCCGTACTTGCTCAATAGGCTTGCACCTTTAGAAGTTGGCTTTGCTTGTTCGTTAGTAATAGCGGCATCAACATCAACTTGTTTTCCTGTAATGTGTTCAATAACTTCTTTAACTAGTTTAAAATGAATTGCTTCATCTAAAACTTGCTTGGACAACAATGTTAATTCTTCAGGATCAGTATTGACATCGGCGGATGCTACAGATTTAGCAACACCAACCATATTCATACGCTCGTTAACCATACGGCCAACAAAATGTTCTACTAACTCGTCCTGACTAGGCTTACTGTCAAAATATGCTTTAACCATTAATTCACTGCTGCGAAATAATCCTTCGTTTGATTGTGTTAATTGTTCTACAAACTCTTTTCCTGTTAACATAATTCGTCTCCTTGATAACTATATATGCTCGTAAATTAAAATTTTTAACAAAAACGGAAAAATTTTACTGTTTTACAAAAATATTTATCAAAAACGGAAAAAAATAATGAATACACGAATTTTTAGTCTAATTATACAAAATTTAGAAACTGCCTTTAATTTGCCTAAATACGATAATGTACGGGCAACACTAGGTAAAGATACTCGTGTGGACTTCCTTCCGTGGACTCCTGCAAGACATACTAAATTTGCAGATGTTATCAAACAGGAACTTGATTTTGAAGATGTTGATTTAACTGGCACTGTGGAAGAAGTTGTGGGCAAGTTGGACAAACGATATATGAATCGATTTTTTGGAGAAATTTGGAAACCCAATACCGAAGTATATCAATACACTGGCTGGGCATTGGTTGAAGAAATTAATAAACGCAATCCCAAGGCTGTGTTAGATTTTGGTTGCGGATATCATCCGTTCAAGGGACGTATTAATAACTTGATTGGCATTGATCCATTTAACAACTGTGCCGATTATATGGTAGATATATTAGAATTTAATGTTGAACCAGAAAGTTATGATAATATTATTGTGTTTGGCAGTTTAAATTTTAACGGCAAAGAAGAAATTGAAGAACGATTTGCAAAATTAGTAAGTGTACTGATGCCAGGCGGTAAAATGTATTTTAGAGCTAATCCTGGAATACTATGGCCTAAGGGACCTTATGTGGATATATTCCCATGGACTTTTGAAGTTGCACATGACCTAGCTAAGAAGCATAATCTCACTTTGGAAACATTTAAAAAAGACAACAACAACAGGCTGTATTTTGTTTATTTAAAATAAAGATACAACAAGCCTGGAATAATAATAAAAAATTGTGGAATGAAATTAAGCATCAGTGCCCGCTCGTTCCATTTGTATCCTACATAAATCCAGCCACTGGCGCCAACCATTTGCAGTAGACTATTCCATGGGGTTATTCCCAATACATGCAGCACCATAGCACAAAGTATTACTATGGCACTAGCATATTTTATATACCAAACATGATCTCTCATTTGATTACTGTTACCAGTATATCAGAAAAGACTTTGTCTAGTTTAACTGCTTGATCAAATGTGTCTGAAATCCACTGTTCAGTAAAGTAGTGCCAAGTAGCATCACGTGTATATGCATATTCTAAAATATGTTTATTTTGACTTGTAATTTCAGCCAACATGTTTGTGCTGTCTCGATAAACATCGTAGCACGGATATTTGATTTTAAAGCCGCCTGCTTCATGCCACCATGCATAACTTATCATATCTGGACGATAAACTAACATGATCCAATCATCTGGATAATCGTGTTCAATTTGATCTAATGAGTATGCCCAGTCATGGCTTTTAATCAGTCTAGTGCCGTTGTGTGTTAAGTGTGCGGCATCTATGTTTGTTTTGCGCAAGTCATGATCAAACTCCATACCACGTCCAAAGTATGCACCTTTGTGTCCAGTAAAGTCGTGATGACTGTAATCACGTGCTGAGGTACGGTCGCTGGTGTTGAACCCATCCATAGATTCTAACGCTTGTGCAATGCCGCTCCAACGGCTTCCTGGTACACCTGTAAAAAATATTCTATTAGGCAATATCATTTGAAGTTTTTAATTCCGTGAAATTCGTGAGCGCCGCTTGGCCAAGTCCAGCCGGTGACAGAATATTTTACTCCAGATTTGATATTAGGAACCACGTGATAATGTGTCACAGTACTGGGCCAAAACGTAACATGTCCTATAGGAGTATTTTTGCCGTTAAACTCTTGTCTAGGAAACGTTAGATCAGCACCTTCGTAATCAGCGTTTAATTTAATATTGAGACTAACTTCACTTAAATCATGATGCGGAGCAAGATTAGGTTTACCTTGCTGACTGTATTTTAAAATAAACGGACTTTGCCATCCACAGATTTTAGTAAGCGGCCATTCTTTATGAATGATAGGGAATAAGTCTCTTGTATAGTGTGCTACATAGTCTTCAAACAAAAATTGACTTATCTGACTAAAATACAACCCATCGTAGCCCAACGGGCTACCGTCCACATTTTGTTGTCGATGGTTTGTAAATTTATTATCGTAAAATTTTGCAATATCTACCAGTTCATTACAAAAATCTTCAGTCCAGAATGGAGCCATGATGATATCTTTATCATTGCTCCATACTTTGCCACTATCAGGGTGTACGCCTTTCCAGTAATCCAACATATTACTGTCGCTTACATTTCTGTGAAATCAATTTTTGTTAACAATTTGCTAATTTCAGGTAACCACAAATACTTCATTTCAGAGTTCTTTAAAGTATCTAGTGCTTCTTTAACAGTTTCAACCAGCGGATCTCCGGCTAGATTAAAGCTGGTGTTGAACAATATAGGCACATTCTTAATTTTGTTGAACTCGCTAATTAATTCGTAGTAGTGCGGATTTTGTTCCGATGTCACAGTTTGAATCCTACAAGTTCCATCCACGTGTGTAATAGATGGAATTAGTGCTTGTTTGTCTTTCAACACATTTACAGCATACATCATGAATGGGCTATCAGTCCTTGAACGGAAGTCAAACCATTCGGCAGCATGTTCTGCCATTACTGATCCAGCAAATGGACGGAACCATTCGCGATGTTTAACTTCGTTAACAATATCCTTACCGTTGACCACTGTAGGATCAAATAAGATACTGCGATTACCTAATGCACGAGGACCTGCTTCACTGCGACCTTGATACAAACAAACAATTTCCTGCTCTGCTATCAACTTTGCAACATCTGTTGCTGTAGTATCAGTAACAGTAAATCCTGTAAAATCTGCGGTTGCATATTCTGCTGAATGATCTAAACCTAGATACAAATTGGCCAACGGTGTTTTGACTGAGTCTTTAGTAACAGTCCTGTAAACATACTGGCAAGCACCCATTACATTACCGCCATCATGACTTACGGGCTCATGATAAAATTCCACATCTGGAAATTCTTTCAAGAATTCATAGTTGGCCACACAATTAAGTACAAAGCCGCCGGCCATAACAATTTTCTTTTTGCCAGTTAATTCAATAGTTTTTCTAATCAGTGCAATTACACGTTCTTCCGCTGATTTCTGCACAGCATATGCTAGGTCTTTTCTAAAGTCGTCGATAAGATCTGGGTCAGTGTGCCACGCAACATCACCTTCGTGCTCTTTTAATTCCGGGTTTAAATCACATCTAATAACATTACCTGCTGGAAATTTTGGTTTGATTAAATTTCTGTTGTTGAATCTACCTTCATGTATTTTAATACTATCGTTGGGCTTGCCGTACGGTGCAATACCCATGGTCTTGCCGGCTTCGATAGCATGAAATCCTAGATACTGAGTCACCGCTTCATAACTCTTAGTGATACCATGGCCGTCTGATACTTCGATTTCACAATTGTCGTCTGCTAATGAAAAACTATCCACATCATTAGAGCCGTAGTATGTTAAATGTTTAACAATGCTTGACGGATAAGACATTGACCAAATTGATTCAACTTCCCAAGTATCTTGTTTAATCTGTTCTAAGTCGGGAATACTAATTGTGCTGCCAGCGCCATCGATAACAATAGCAGCAGCATCATCAAATCCACTGTTATAAAACGCAGTAACAGCATGGGTCATATGATGATCGCCTCCTAGCATAATAGTATCAAATTTATAACCAGGTTGTTTTTTTCTTGCATAGCAAGTATATGGATCTTCACCAGTCCATGGCATTTTTCCAAATGCATTACGGGTTCCACATATTATAAGAAAATCAATGTTATCAGTGTAACTAAATGCTTTTTCCATTCCTAAATATGGGTTACCATCGTATTTCAATCTACTTAATCGATCTTCTTCAATGTAGAAAATTAATTCACTGTCTTTATACAATGCAGTTGCACCGTTATGTCCTGTATTGATTCCTAATAACCACATGTTTGATTCCTTATTTTGTTGTTTTAGCAATATGTGCTTTAATGTTGGCAATTATGCTCTTAAGTTCTTCTTTGCTGAAGTCCATAATTGTGTCGTTTAATCTATCTGCTTCTTCTGATGCAAACCCAGCAATTCTAATTGGGCTGTAATGTCTAACTGCATCTTTTTTTTCTATGATATTAAAATGATCAGGATATGTGATATTTACGGGAAATGTACTTCCGCACACAATTGTGCCAGGTTTGTTAAAAGAATAAGCAAGGTGTTGGCCCACACTATCACATCCAATAAAATAATCACAAGATTCGATGATTGCTGCCCAAATTCTCAATGGTAGGTTATTGTCTGGTTGAAAAATAGGAAGATTCACAACATTTAATTTATGCTCTCCCATATACATGATGTTATAGTCTTTGGATAGTTCTGCAACCAATTCCATAAATGTAGTTTGTTCTATACTGCGACTGCTTTGGTCATATACTACACCGCCACCCCCTAACTGACTGCTTCGACCAAATGGCTGTATCACAATCGTCTTTTCTTTTTGATGTTGTTGTTTGACCTGCCCTAGTATTTCCATTGCGGCCATTTCTTCCGGTTTGTTTAACACCACTGCAGGCCGAACATTTACAGTAGTGCGTTCTCCTAATATTTGCCACCAAAAACTTTGTTGCAAACTACTACGTTGATTGTAATATTCGTGATCTCTGTATGGTTCAGGACTAATGCATAGATTATCTTTGATAAGATTTTCAAAAATGCCTTTGTGGTTCACGTCAAATGCATAATTTTGCAAGATAGGATGTCCCATATAAAATTCCATCCCGCCTTCGCACACAATGCCTGCTAGTTCGCCACGACGATGACTTTCTTCCAATGCAGGAATACTAGCAAGTACGCGACCGGCTCCACCGTTGATAAAAAATATTTTCTTCATGTTATCCTTAATAATATACGCATATAATGTATTTATACACAAGTTTCTTCATTATAAAATATTTTCACGTATGTAGTCAACCAGTAAATTACCATATACTAGATGGGGTGCTGGACTGAAATGACGATATTTCTTAATTTCGGCTGGATAATGATTCCTCCCCCAGTCGTAGAATGTGTCAGTATCTAATTTGTAAAAATTCTTTACAGAAGTATCTAACATTTTAAATTGAAAGCGGCCAGCAGTATTTAAAAAAATATGTTTATAGCCTTTTGCTGTTAAAAATGCATGCAACGCCAATAATCTTGATTCATGTTGAGGGTTTTGAATATGATCGTGCCACACATAGTCTACACAAAAAGGCACAATATCTTGCTCTGTGGAGAAAAAAGATCCGGGATTTCTAGGATCACCTATTGCTGTATGAAATCCCGGGCTGACAAAAAGCGTATTGTAGTCCACGTATTCCATTCTTTCTTGTATACCTGGTACTACATCAATTGGATCGATGCCTGGAAAAGTCTTTTGATACCATGTTTTGCCTTCTATTTCGAATCGATGCAATGTTGTCCATCCTATTACAACAAATACATCGCTGGGGGTTACGCCTTTTTGTTCTAATTCTAGCAAATCAAAAATTGTAGTTCTAAAGATAAATTCATTAGTTGCACTGTTATATGCATTGTTGATATATGTTTCACAATTTAATTTATCAGATATACGTTTAGGAAATGCAAGTTCTTTGTTAAGAGGATCCATGCTAGCATCTGCTATACATTCCATACCAAAAACAAAAGAATCACCGTTTGCATACAAAATTTCCATATTAAGCTCTCACAGTAATGTTAATAGCATATATATCATTACTACTTTCCTTCTAAGAATATTATGAAAAAAATTATAAATGCGTTTTCTGTTCCTATTTTAGAATCTATTTTACCAAACGTTGATGATATGAACAAATCATTGATTCTTAAAATACGAAAATTGTTCGACAACGTTGACGATAAGCGATTACTTGGACACTACTGGCACAACAAAATTTTAACAGATGTGGCATCGGACACTGGATACAGTTCATTTGATCATGGTAATCTCGTCGATGACAAAAATTTTGATGATTTTTTTACAGAAATTTCTCCTATAATTACGGATTTTTTCAATCAATTGAATTTTGATCGAACTTGGAATTTCAGTAATGCCTGGGCTAATGTCTATCCCCATGGTTCTTTTGTTCCCCATCATAACCACAGTACTGCTCATTGGAGCGGCAGTTATTATGTAAACGCTGGTGAAAATTGTGGGGATTTAATGTTGTTAGATCCTAAAGAATATGCGTTAAGTAACGAACCAGATTTTACCAAATGGCGAGGGAATACGTCAATACCATTAACTGTCACACCTGGAAAATTAATAATTTTTCCAGGTTATTTAAAGCACGAAACTAAACCTAATTTATCTTCGGACGATAGGATTATTATTAGTTTTAATATTCTATGTCAGTAAACAATATTTTTTTCAATCCAACTTTTCCACAAGTGTTAGAAACACAATTGTTGTTATCTCCATCTGTAAAAGCACGTATGATTGATACGGTGTTATCGCAAAAAGACACAGCAAATTATCACGGTGGCTATACATTTCATGTCAAAGATCAGCACGAAGATTTTAAAATACTTTACAATTTCTTTTTTAATACTGTGATAAATTTGTTTGGCAATGTAAAGTTATCCCCAACTCACAAAACATGGTGTTGGGCTAATGTTTATAACAAAGAATCATTTAGAACCAATGCACACAATCATATTAAAACTAGTTCTATTAATTCAGTATATTATTTAAAAATGCCCAAAGATGTCGGTGATGACGAAGGTGGATTAAATCTGTATCCTCCTGGATTAGAACCTATACAATTTCAACCCGACGAAGGCGACTTACTCATCATGCCAAATAACACTGTCCACGAACCGTTGCTACATAATAGTATGGATTACAGAATTTCTATCAATATGGAAATGTGTATTGAATCCAATGTGTTCGACTATTTTACACAAGAAAAAGTATATGCAAATGCAAAACCAAAATTATGAACAAATTGTAGTGATTGGTAAATCACTACTAGACACCACACAATGTAATCAACTAATTTCTAAACACGACACTGTTCAACTGGAAAATGTTATACAAACAACATACAGAAATGTACTAGTAAAGGATATGGATATTTCGGATGTTCCGCATTTAACTGATTGCCTTAAGTTTATCAACGAAAAACATTTTAAACTTGACTTAGATTTTAATCATATTGATTGTTTTTTTGGTAGGTATGACAAAGGCATGCACTACAGTAGCTTGCACATGGATTGCATAGCTGGGAATGTTCAACGTAAACTGTCATTTTCATTGATACTAAATGATAATTTCCAAGGAGGCAAGTTTACAACCTTAACTGAGTCTATACTAGATTGTCATCCTGGAAAATTGTTAATTTTTCCTTCTTTTATGGCGCACAAGGTATCAGTTGTTGAGTCTGGATCGAGATATGCTATTTTTGGTTGGGTTCACGGGCCCAACTTTAAATAATTATAAGGACATCTCGTGAATATTGATTTAGAAAAAAACAATTATATAAAAATTCCAAACTTTATTTCAAAGTCTCGTGCGGAAATATTAAGAAAAGAATTTACTGCGTTTGTATTAACAAACAATCTTCGCGGAGATATACAAGTACCTAATTCTTCTACCAGTTATAATTACAAGGAATTTTTAGAATTGCTATGCGAAAAAGTTCCAACACTATCAAAACTTGTGGAGTCAACACTGTTGCCAACTTATGCATATGCTCGAATATACAGAGAAAAGAATAATTTAAAGATACACACAGATAGGCATGCTTGTGAAATTAGTATAACACTGCATCTTGGCGGTGATAAAAACTGGCCTTTCTATATTAAAAATCCTCAAGGAGAATCTATTAAATTAGATTTAGAGCTCGGCGATGCAATATTATATTTGGGCTGTGTTGCTCCGCATTGGAGAGAAGAATTCCAAGGTAAAGAATATTGTCAAGCATTCCTGCACTATGTTCAAAGCAACGGGCCGTGTGCATATACATATTTTGATAAACAACGATAAAGTACATCTTTAAATTACTTATATACAGATTTGATGAATAATTTACCACGAGACGACGTATGAAAGAAACATTATTATTCCCCACAGTTATACATGAGTATGACTTTTCTAGTGATCCGGATTTAGAAAAAATTGTTAAAATATCAGAAACACTGGACTTTAAACAACATAGGTATTTTCCCAATAGCACATATGTAGGTAACAGCCCCGGCGGGATATTAGACCATCCTGAACTAGATGTTATACGTGATAAATTAAATAATTGCGTGAAAAAATGGGCAGACAACATGGGATGCCCACCTATACATATTAATCATAATTGGCTTAATCGATTGGCAGGGGGTGAAAGGGTAGAACGGCATCGTCATGAGATGAGCATAGCAAGCGGAGCCTTTTATATTCATGCTGATCCAGGTTCTGCCGGCCTAATTGTTCATAGTCCATTAGAACAATTGCGAATGTTTGAACAAAGCGCACGTAATACATGGTACAACGAGAACTTTAGAGAATTTCCCTGCTACTCGGGATTATTATTAATTTTTCCAGCTTGGCTTCCGCATGATACGTTACCCAATAATAGCAACAACCGTTTAGTTCTTAGTTTTAACACAACCTATAAGTAATCTTTCTGTAACAATAATATTTTATATCTTTAAATTATTTAAATATAGATTCGCATAGTTTGTAGCAGTTAGTATATCGTAGTGATGACTGTCTCTTGCTAGATCAACTACAGGTTGTTCAGGAAAAAAGTTAATATTGTGCTTTGTTAGTTCATTGTATATAAATTCAGCATCGTCGGACCTGGCAAATTTAGGAATAAATGAATGTATTATCTGGGTAGAAGGTTGACTGTTAATTTTAAGTATGTTTTCTATGCAATTTTGTTTATCTAACTGTTGCATATCTGCAAAATCTTCGCGGCCGCCTGTAGCAGCTATAAAATGAATTTTGCGATCTTCGTCGCTTAGTGTGGTATTTGCATTTTCTCTTCTATGGCAATAACTCCATTGTATCAAGATAACACGTGGGTTGAAACTATCTATGATGGATTGCACACGCCTTGCAATCCAATCATTGCTGGCCCCATTCATACTGACGTTTATTGTTCTTTTTCCTGTTTTTTTCTCTACAAGTTTTACCCAAGTCTCATCATAAGGCTGGCCAAGTCCTACCGTAAAACTATCTCCTACACACCAAATGCTGTTAGTTAGATCCTTGGGCCATTCTTCATCACGATATCCAAAACTATTGTAACTATATATTACACTTTTTGAATACATTTTATAATATGCAATGTCTCTACAATGTTCCAAACTATCTATACCGCATGTTACTTCAAATGCATTGGCGGTTTCAGTTAATACAAATTCGTTCATGTGTGACTATTATACCATGTTTCCAATTCAGTTAATGCATTGTTGCCCAGTTTTTCTATAGATAAAACTTTTCCTATAGAAGATGTGTTACTCCATTCATTGTACGTATCCAAACATTCTTTAAAATTCTTTACTAACAATGCTTTTTCTGCTAATGTTTGCAATTTGATAGGCATTCCTGCAATCAAAGTTCTGTCTTCTACTAAATCATATATAGTTCTATAGGCATTTATATAGTTTGTTGAATTTGTGGTTAAAAATTCTTGGTGAGATAAACTTAATCCGGGGCGGGTCATAAGTTGATTCAAATTCATAGACAATAATGGTCGTTGAACATTGTTTGAATTTTCTAATAGAAGTTTTTGATCCTGTGGTAAAGCAGTAGAAAATCCGCTCATGTCGCTGATGAGATAATGACAAGTGTTCCAATCTTTCCACGAAATTCCATATTGATCTTGCCAGCTTACTGGCTTGTGATTGACTGGAAATATATCAAGATTAGATACATAAGACTCGAGATCTACTACATTTTTTTCATAATTAAATATTGAATTAATTGCAAAATGATTGTCAACCCAACTTAGGTAATTTACGTATTTGTCCAAATAGTTTTTAAATACTTCTTGATCTATAGTGATTTTCTTTTGATACAAATCTTTGAATACGCTGATTTTTTCCTGATGATCGTATACATTTAGATGTTTCGAAAAAGCAGCTATGCACCAACTTAACCCATGCTCAAACAAATTTTGTCTACGGGCACTGATTATAAAAAAATTGTCATTGATATATTGATAAAAACTCAATTGATCTTTCAATGCATCTTGTCTATTTAAAATATGATACTGTGCTAATCTTGATACTTTATAGTGATCTACGCTGTTTAATAATCTTGTTACTTCTTCTAATGTCTGATGGTATCCCCAAGTGGATTTCTCAGGTTTTCCTAACACTTGTTGATTGTATTTTGTTGAATGATATGATTCGATTCCGTTGGTAAGTTCGTGCAGGTTGATAACCGGATGTTGATAATCATAATGCTGCATAGTCACTGTGATATACTTTTGCAGTAGGCTTGATCCTACTCTATCTGGTGTTAAGACTATTACATTCATATTATTATTGAGGATATGTTGGTTGGATTGTTCGATACAATTCTAATTCATCTACTAATTTGTTTTTGGTCAATGGGCTCCACTCTGCTTGTAAAAAATTGTCAATACAAGTAATTAAGTGGTCAGCATCAGCATGTTTTATATATTGATCATACTCTATTGTCAATACTCGGCTGTCAAATTTTTCTAAAACTTCTTCTTTTATATTTGACTTGTCAATCAACTTATTGATCCATTTTAAATTATCAAGTGCTGTTAAATTAACATTTTTTAAATATTGTTTTTCTATTTCGAAATCTTTGCCGTAATCATTGCATACTTTTTCAAAATATATTAAATTTGTTTTTAATACCTTATGAATAAAATTAAATGCACACAGTGGAATCTGTTTGTCCTTAATTTCAATTTGTATTGCCTTACTGTTAGGAAATGCTTCTAAGAACACATTGATATCTTGACAATGTATAGATATAGTATGAATTATGTTTTCTTCTTTGTGAGGATTATTGATTAATGTATTTCTAATGTATTCTATCTTTTCATCATAAGTCATAGTTGATGTTTGATATAAAATAGATTGATATGCATCTTCTAACGAAATCACAGCAAAGTTATTTAACGATGTGATTTTAGTATTGGCATGCCCTGAACCATTTGAATTATGTTTCAAAGTTTCTGTTGGATTAAATGCAGTATACAGCAATGATGTTAAAAACCAGCCGCCGGCTCCGACTGGATATTGCACAAATACAATTGGCGTTGGAGAATCTATGAGTTTTTTCATAGTGTATTTAAATCACAAGCTGTGTTAGTTCGTTAAAAAAGGCGAACTAGTCGCCTTTTTTGAGTGATTTATCTTATGGTCTAGCAAATAACGGAACCCATATTTCGGGAACAACCAATGCCATTTCATTTTCTAAGGTGTAAGTAGTTGTGCCACCTGGGCCTGTGGCAGTGATACTCATTACTAAAGGTTGTGGAACACTGGTTTTTTCTATACTCCAATGAAAGTCCGGGCCTTTTGACATCATCATAGTGCCAGTGCCTGTGGTTAATTCTACTACATTTATTGGTGAATTCATATCACATATTTTAAATTTTGTTGCATTAACCACAGAATGCACCAAATATGTTTTATGTTTTTCAACACCACCTAGTATACCCATAAATGTTATTTGATCGTTGGCAGTTAACCAAGCCGTTGATTCACAGGTAAATTCATTAGTGTCGCTGCTGGCAGCGGTCACTGTGGTAGAATACACAGTATTCCCGATGGTAATACTCCATGTGTCATATATTCCACCTAACTTTCCATCAACATCTATGTTAAAAGTATTACTTGACGGATCGTTATTAGGTGCAAAGTTTACACGACAAAATGGAGCACCTGGCGGAAGTATTGGTGTGGCTGCTATGTGTTCATCTAACCATTGGCCGCCTGATATCCATTGATTGTTTTTAAATTTCCAACCCACATTGACATGGTCGGGAACTTCATCCCAATAACCTGGTAGATCATTTTTTGCAATGGCATCTGGATGCCATAATCCTGCTGGATTTTCATCATGCGTTTGCATGATTTCGTCGTTTACTATTTTTGCCCAAATCATTTAATTCTCCTGATTATCAATTTATGGATTTTTCCAATATATAAGCGCCATGCCTGTGCCAGCAGTGCTGGCCAGTTGGTCTAACTTGCAGGGTGGGAATGGTAATACTGCTCCACTTCCGTTGTAGCAGTCGTAACTTCCGCCCCAACATACACACAGCAAGTAACATCTTGCCATGCCTGCGCCGCCGCCTTTGCCAGCACGGCTGGCATGCCACATGATGTCAACGCCGCCGGCACCACCCAGTGTACCTGCACAATGAGTAATGTAGGGAAACAGTTGATCTTGCATTCTATCTGCACAACAGATTCTGTTGCATTGTCCTAAACAGCATAACAAATTAAAATTTATGCCTGGATTACAAGACGCACCACCCATACAGTTTGGTATGGTTAGGCTAGTTGGTTCGCAACAGAAATACGCGATGCCACCAGTGCCTGCGCCTTCTCCAGCATTGTGCCATGAGTTACCTGACAGACGCGGACCTTGATTCCAATCACTGCACGAACGATAACATGCGTAGTCTGAAAAACTGTCACCCTTACTGCCACTACCACACATGCTGTGTATATCATGCCATGCGTAACGCTTGGGAGTTGGGCCATGTCGGATGGAAAAATTCATAGTGCCGAAACACTGTTGATTAAACCAATAATATCTTTCTTCACGGCCTTCATCATTGTCATAGCCGCCCCAGCCACCTGGGCCGCCACGGTATTGGCCAGCAACGCACATTCCACTAAAAGACATTAACCTGCTGAGAGGATTGTCACAACACTGTAATTTTGTGCCACCACCACCGCTGGTAGAGCCCATGTAGGTCATTTTTTGACCGCCGGGATAGCCTGCGTTGCACCGGTTAATGTTACAGACACAATCACAGGGATTGGCCATGATATTGATTTTGCAAATATATCCAATACCGCCGCCACCGCCTGCTACAGGGCCGTAGCCGCCGCCTACGATCTGATCCTCCATTTGGGTCCCACCACCCTGGCCGCCGCATGGCCATATCCACGATCCTGCTGAACCGCCGCCAGCTGGATGGCCGCTACAACAGCCGGGTGAGTTGTCAGGACTGTATGTGATACCGTAACCATAATACACTAAACAGTAGCCACAACATGTGGTAGTTGTAAAACAGTTGCCAACTCCGCAATAAGTGCCATTGGTATAGGTGCAGCCGCTGCAGCCTCCACAACTGTTCCAATCACCACCGCTGGCAGCACCTGGATTACAACAAACGCCACCGCCTGCTGTGAGTGTTCTAGTGCCACCACCTGAACACACGTATGAAATAGTAGTATCTTGTGATTGTCGACCAACTACCACGGTAACTACACAACCTGCGGCAATAGTGTTATATGATTCCACATAGCCACCGCCAGCTCCACCATAATTAGTGGAGGCGCTAGCTGCAAAACTGGCTTTGCCACCACCGCCCACTGCAATGGTTCGAATGCATGTTACGCCTGCGGGCACTGTAAACGTGTACGAACCCGGAGTGTCGATGATCACACGATTTTGCCAACATGAATTGCCGTCATAGGCATATTTTTGACAATTAACTTGATAACAACTTGAATTAACAATGGTGGCGCAAGTTGCCGCCTGTGCTGACCCCGAACTTATATAACGTCCCATCTTATGCTTCCCTGTAATATATAATTGCCATGCCAGTTCCGGCATTGCTAACCAGTTGATCTAACAAGCAGGGTGGGAATGCCAGTGGAGTGCTTGCAACTTGGTTACAACAATTATAGGCACCACCGTGACATATGCACAAAACTTGACTCTTGGCTTGGCCACCGCCGCCGCCTTTGCCTGCTTTTGAAGTATAACCGCAAATGCCAACACCGCCTGATCCGCCCAGTGTGCCGGCACATGTGATGAATTGTGGGAATAATCCGTCTGGCATGAGCCATGCTTGATCACACTGTCCGGTTAGTCCTAAATGACAAATCTTGCACCAATTCATCATGTCAAAGCCATAACTTGATACATGGCCAATGCCCATGTAATTCATAGCATCGGGGCCGCATCTATACATTGAGAAACCGCCGGTGCCTGCACCTTCTCCTGAATTTCTTGGTCGAGGAGTTATGTTGTATTGATGGGGGTAGCAACTCATGCAGGCCAGCAATCCTGAACCCGGTGAACCTGTGCCGCAGATATTCTGTATGTCCCACTGTTCGCAATTTAACACACACAGACGGACTGGTGCTGCATCTGCACATCTAGCGTGCATCACTTCACCTTTGCAACGAATACCAAATGGATAATTGCAGTTGCCTTGATAGCCCCATTCAAACTCAAAACCATTGGCGCTGTCTGGGTCAGGGCCACCCGGGCCGCCTTCGCCTGATTTCCAAAAGCCAAATATGCAAGACTGCATAGTGCTGCGACATGCGTAATTACAGCGAGATGCACTGCCGCCGCCGCCTTGATTGCTGGTAGGATAATTGTAACAGGGTTTTGTGGGTTCGCAACAGAACCACACTGTGCATATACAATCGCAACATGGATAATGCCACACTGGTATACAGCACACATCACCTATGCCGGCGCCGCCGCCAGTGCTGGTAGCATGTAGGTAACTGCACACACAACTGGACCACCCGCCTGTGATATTTTTTGGAGATCCTGCTGAAGCACCGCCCACAAAACCAGGCGTGACTCCGGCGCAAGTTCCGCTTGGATTACATATATAAACTATGCAGTAACCGCAGCAAGTAGCGTAACATTGATATTGACATTGGTAGCTACCGTCGCTGGAGAAACAATTGCCGCCAGTGAGGCCGCCGTTGCTGTTCCAATCACCGCCGGATGCTGCTCCAACGCAACATCCAGCTGCGCCGCCTGCTGTGTGAACAGCCACACCGTTACAAGCCAGTGTGGTGTCTTGTTCTTGACGGCCAACTACCAGAGTCAATACTGTTGACCCGCCTGTCACTGCCATAGCTTTTTCACTGTAGGCGCCGCCTGATCCTGCGGTTGAACAGCAGCCTTGGCTGCCGCCAGCAATACACTTGGGTTTGCCGCCACCGCCAACCAGCACAGTTCTAGCACAGATTGCAGTAGTAGGCAAAGTGTAGGTATATGTGCCTGGACGATCATATACGATTTTATACTGCCAACATTGTTTGCCGTCGTAATAAGACCTGGCTCCTGGAACTACTGGGGCTGATTTTTCAGCAACATTTGTAGTAAACGAAATTGGTACAAAACGTCCCATGTCATTATTCCTTAAGTTGTGCTGGTTTCAATACCATACACCACAGCAGTGACACTGGTGTTGCTAGAGTATACTACTAGATATTTATTAGTGGCATCTATCACAAGACCTGTGCGTTCCAGCACTGAGTTGGCTGGTATTGTGACTCCGTATTCTAAAAATGCATTGTCAGCAGGAGCAGTGTTACCTGCTGCCGAAGTAGTTGTCAATGCCAGTCTTACTGTCACAGCCGTTGCATTTCTATTGCATATCGAAATCGATGCTACTGCAAACGTGCTTGCTGGGCAAATATATACATTTGTGTATGCTGTTGCTGCTAAATCAGCGATTCCTAATCTTCCTGTTGCCATGTTTATTTCTCCATTCTATTTATTTATTGTAGATAATAGTTTAACGCTAAAAGAGTTCCAGTTATCCCACGAGTAAAGTTAATATTAGATGTAAAATTAACTGCTCCCGTGACTGCTGAAATTGACGTGCCTACTAGACTAGTGTTGCCCACTGTTAAAGAGTTTGCAACAATTGAACTACCGCCGCCACCAATTTGACTAGCTATATATGTCTTAATGGCCTTTTGAGTTGGCACTATTGAATCGCTGTTGGCTGCAAATGTAGAATCTGTGGAAAATTCACTGATTGCAGTGTTGCTGCTTCCTAAAGAAACTGCTCCAAGTTGTAACTCATTCAGTCCACTTAAATTAAATGCATCAGCATTCAACGTTGCAGTTCCTGTGGCCTGTTCTACTTGGAATAACTCACCTACTCGGAAATTACCGTCTTGGTCCGTAGATGTATAGAATACACGGCCGCCTGCTGAGTCGACTGTTTCGTTGGCAGGAATTGGATCTATTGCAGGTGTGTTTGGATAGTTAGTGCTGGCAAAGTTTCCGGTGCCAATATCTAAGAAATCATGTCCCGTTAATCGAATCTGACTAAATCTAATTCTCATTGTAATTGCTGTGCTATGTGCCGGTGATTCTGCAATGCCAATCAGTGGACTGACTTGTAATCTTGCACTGTAGTTACCAGCAGTACCTGCTTGCTCTGTTAAGTTAACAAGTTTATACCAAACACCGTCAATGCCGGCAAACTGCACATTACTGCCGTTTGTAGGTATGGATGTAAGATTATTAACATATATGCCCGAGCCAGTTTGATAAATGTCTGCATAGCCGTTGCCTGTTGCAGTGGTGGTAGCCGTGACATATCCAGTTCCTCTGTTAGTAAAACTAGGGTTAGCTAATGCTCCGTTACCGGTTCTAACTTCAAATGTGGCTTCCACAGTGTTGTTGGGATCTGTGATAGTGATAGTGGGCGCTGACGCATAGCCACTGCCCGGTTCTATGATCTTAATCTGTGCAACTTGTCCTGATGATACCACTGCACGACCTATTGTGGTTGCGCCTAACTCAATTGCATGTGCAGCAGTGGTACTGCTGGCCACTGCCACCCACTTTGGAACACTGCCGATACTGCCAAATGCTGTGTCGGTCCAGTTGGTGCTGGTGGCCAATGTTCTTGCGGTCCAGTTGACTCCATCAGGACTGCTGGCTGCTGCGGTGCCGCCGTTGGCCACTGCAAAGAACAGTCCTTGGCCGTAGTCAAGTTTAGACCATGTAGTGCTAGATGGTAAGGTTGAAGCAGTCCAAGTTGCGCCAAGATCTAAACTGTAAGCGGCTGCTGTGTCTGCACCGCCTGTGCCTGCAATAGCTACAAAACGGCCATTACCGTATCTCACGCTACACCATGTTGTTGAACTTGGCAATGTTCCGCCAAGTGTCCAAGCTGCGCCGTTGGTTGAATATGCTGAGACTTGTCCGCCTGTGGCCACTGCAACAAAATATCCGTTGCCGTATGTAACACTAGACCAAGTAGTAGAACTAGGTAGTGCTCCACCTGCCGACCAAGAAACACCATCATCTGAGTATGACGATGAAGTGCCGCCTGATGCCACTGCAATAAAGCGGCCGCCACCGTAGGCAACACTGGTCCAGTTTGCACTGGATGACATTGTTCTAGAGGTCCAAGTAGTGCCGTCTGGACTACTAGCTGCTTGATCTGTGCCGCTGGCTATGGCAACCCATATGCTGTCTGCTGCACCGTATCGAACATCGGTCCAGGTCACTGCGGCTGGTAATGCGCCGCCAGCAATCCATGTTGTACCGTTGGTTGAAACATTGGTAGTTGTGGCACCACTGGACACTGCAATAAATCGCCCACTGCCATAGCCCACTGCAGACCAAGTAATAGCCGTGGTCAATGTAGCAGGAGATGCTGTGAAACCTGGTGCTGAAAAGGTCACTCTTGGTTCAATAGTATAAGCAGTGGTTAGATCTAATGATGCTGCTATAGCAGTTCCCGGAACTACATGATCCCAACCGGCTGCACCTGTTGATAATTTGTAAATTGTAGCAATTTTAGTTCCTGAATTGTATGCTTGAATATATCCGCATTGACCAACTCCAGTGCCGGACGTGATATGTATGGCCATACCAACATATGTTGGGCTAGATTCTGTGTCGCTGGCTGATATTGTGATTGAAGTTGTATTGCCATTCTGCGCTGTATTTTGCACAGTTTTATAATCTGCGCCGCCCTCATTGGTAGAATCTAAGTCAACTACTCTTACTTCATATACAGCATTGTCTCTAAATTCGTCCATTGTAGCAGCAGCAGTGGTGCCGGGTCCTGCTACAGTGTAAGATCCTGAAGAATAACCTGTGCCGGCGTTGCTGTATTCAAGTCGGTAAATGCTGGCGCCGCTAGTATAAGTAAATGCAATTTGCGCCTCTAAGTTTCTATTATTAACTGTAGCAGTTATTGCAGTTTCTGTGGAGTCAATGCCTTCTGCTACTGAGCCAAAATCACCGTAGGAGTTATTGCCGTTGGTAGCACGAACTTTCCCGCCATTTTCTGAAAGATATGCAATGTGTGCATAGTACGAGAACACTGAAACCAGTTCACTACGCCCATTATTGGTTACCCAAGCTCCGATGCCGTCACTTAATACCTGAGTAAAGTCATTGGCCACTATTGAATCGTTGCCTGCATTATGTAATGATCCGTCAACTTTTAAACCAACGCACCCAGTGCCAAACGTTGTGACATTTTGAACATATGGTGATTTATTGGTAATGTGTGCATTGGTATCTGCAACACCGTAGCCGGGATCTAAACTGGCATAAGCACCAGCTGTTGGTCTTTTTGTTCCGTAAGCGTTGGCTGCACCTAATGCGCCGGTCAACCCGGACCAAGTCATATTACGCATGGTTGTGGCATTGCGCAACAAGAACATGTTTTCAGTGATACTGCCTTGTTGAGCACTGCGATATGTTTTTGCTGCACGTAATGACTTGTAATTACCTGTATAGATCAAATCATATTTAATTGCGTCAACGTAAAAACCAATGTCTTTTCTGCACAAGTCTTGATCGTAATAATAACTAACAGTCATTGTGCCACTGGCAGTGCTGAGATCAAATGTTGCACCACCGCGGGTTGCGCTGATTGTAATAACACCAGAACCTATGGTTTTAATATAATAAGTTGTGCTTGTAGCAACGCCGCCAAACACGGTGCCGGTAAATCTCACAGCCATGTCTACTGTCATGCCTGTTGTGGAACTCACAGTGATTTCATCTGTGGCTGCTGTAGTAGCACTAGCAGTCCAACTGTATGTATAGTTGGCAAATGCTGTTGCTTCGTATGCCAAGAAATCTTTGTTTCTTTCTAATATTCTCACAGCAGCATACACGTCGTAACTTGTAACAGCAGTGTTGGTTCCAGTTAAAGTAGGATCACTACCAACTGCGTTGATATGATAATTAATATAATTGTAAATATTTGTAACTAAACCAGATGCCAGTGATCCTTGGGTGGTGGTAGCATAGGGCCATTCTTGGCGTTGAGGTTGGGTATTGCCGCTGGTTGGAGTAACCGTGGCACCTGTAACAACGTTACTGATAATACTTTGAATACGGTTTATACTGGCTAAACTAACTGCCACATCAGTTATATGAACAGTGCTGACGCCTGGTTGGACAACAGTACTACGTAGTTCATCTCCAACTACACTGCATTTTGCGGGAACTACAATTGGCAATACTTCGCTATGTGTGCCAGTTTTTACAAATAATGTGTCTTGTACTTTTAATTCTACAGGAATGTTTGTAGACACACCCGCTGTGATTGCATCAGTTACTATACCTACCAAACTAGATACCGTGGTATAAATTCCAGTTTCTACTGTATAAGTAGTGTCAATAACCTGTGCAATTTGTTTAGTAGTCACAGTCATTGTGCCGGCGGCAGTGGTTAATGTAAACGGTGTTCCAGAACCTTTGGTTGCTGTAATTGTAAATTGTGTTGAGTTAACAACAGTATTGACAAAATAGATTGTTCCAGAAACAATGTTTCCAAATGTAGTGCCAGTGAACACTACTGCATCGTCAACTCTTAGCCTTGTTGTGCCGCCAGTACCTGCTGATGCTGTAACACGATTGGTCCCTGTTGTGGTATTTGTGCAAGTGGCAGTTTGCAGTGCTTGATAGTTTACTGTAGGTGCTTGATTTAACAACACTTTTGATATAACAGTTAATCCATAAGCAATGCTGGCCACAGTTTCTGCTGTTTGGGCGCCATTATAAAAGTTACTAGGAGTTGCTACATAAGCCAACGCTGCTGCTCGAGTTCGTGTATTGCCGCCGTGAGTAATATCATACTTTACTGCGTCAATAATTAGTCCCATGCCGAGTTCGCACTTAACTGTGTCAAAAGACAATCCCGAAACAAACGGAGCAGTGTTGTTGAGAATCTGTTCTTCAGACCATTCTACAATTTCACGCTGTATAAATTGACGGTTAAATTCTAATAACCTTGCAGCGTAGATATTTCTTGCGCCATCTTCAATCCGTCCAAGAGCATAACGTATTGATTTGAACGGTAAATCTAATGTTGTTCCATAACTAGCAAATATATCATCTTCACCTATAGTTGCAACATAATAAACTCCCGGAACGTCTCCAAAAGTATTCCATGCTGGGAGACCGTTGACAACTGTTAATATTTGTCCGGTACTGCCAATTGGTAATCTTGCTGGACCAGCGCCACCATAATATACCAAGTCGCCTGTTGTTGTCAATACATTATTTTCGGGTCCGCCTACTAATAAATCCCAGTATACTGTTGTGGCCAAAGCAGAGTCAGTTACAGGATCGTTTACACCAGAACTAGCAGTGTGTGCTAATTTACAAATATAACTGCCGTTGCCTGATTTGACTGTGTCGCCTAATACATAAGGATAACCGTTGCTCCACGTTCCTCTCCATTTAATTCCAGTGTTTAAAACTTCCCAGTATGTGAGATTTGGAGGTTGTTGATTTGTGTTGGCAACTTTACATAGATATGTATATCCGCCTTGTCTCAGTACGTGGCCTGGTAGATAGTCGTCGTAACTGTTCCAATCCCCTATGAAATTGAATCCTGTGGTAAATAAATCCCAATTGATACTAGCTGCGGTAGGAGCACTATTGGTGTGGTTGGTAACAGCGACCCAAATATAACCACTGTGTGTGACTACATCACCTGGTTGATATACTGCTGAACTATTCCAACTGTCTTCAAATTCTAAACCGCCAACAAATAATTGCCAGTTGCCTTCGGCGAATGTGCTGCTGCCGGCCAAATAAAATGTTGTGCAAATCCATAAATCAGGACCATATTTTACAACATCGTTGATTTTATATCGTGTGGAACCTGTGTAGGTTCCTTTGTATTCTAGGCCAGGGTGAACAACGTTCCATTTAGCTTGGTCCGCTTCAAGGCCACCGGACAACAAAGTAGCACTGACATTACTGGTATGACTAGTAACACAAACATAGGTATATCCACCGTATTTTACTACGTCGTTGACTTTGTAGTATGTTGATGCAGCCCAAGTGCTCTTCCAATCAAAGCTTTCTGCGTATAAATCCCAATCGCTTTGATTATTTTCTAAATTTGTAGAAGATGTGTGTCCGTTGTTACAAATGTAAAGCAATCCGCCCCATTTGACCACATCGTTTGCTTTATAAACATGTGCGTTTGTCCAATCTCCTTGCCACGATTGTCCGTCACTCATCTGGCTCCAGCGTGGTGATGCTGCTTCTAAATCTACATAGAAATCGGCATTTGCTGTATGTCCTATTAGACAAATGAACACCTTGCCGCCATGTCGTATTACATCATCTTTGATGTATACTGTGCTGGTTACCCATGCACCTTTCCAAATAAATCTTATTCTACCAAGTTTAAATTCAGCCATTAGATACTCCGAACGTTCCTATTGATAATATTTAGCCAAAGATTCAGTTTTATATTGTGTGATAACGCATCCTCTTATAAATTATGTTCTCTAATAAAATATTGCATAGACAGTGCTGTACCAACTATTCCGCGGGTAAAATTAGCAGCAGATGTTATGTTAAGACCATAAGATGATCCTCCAATATGGCCAATTTGATTTGGTGCTGACAAATAGATAGATCCTGCTTGTATTTCGTTGACATCAAGGTCTGATCCTCCCCCACCGATTCTACTTGCAATAAATGCTTTGATAGCTTTTTCCGTTGGAACAATGTTATTGCTGTTTGCGCTAAAAGTTGGATCTGTAGAAAATTCATTAATTGTAGCACCAGTTCCACCCAGTGTTACACCACCTAATCGTATTTCTGTTAATCCACTTAAATTAAATGCATCAGCGTTGATACTGAC